GTTGAAGATGGACTGACCAGAAAGATTACCTTACTGGCAGCAGCAGCTCCTTCGACAAGAGCTTGTGATAAACCTTCTAGAGATTTGAGATCGCCAAGGAACTCTTCTACTCTACCACGTCCGTACTGTTCTCCGTCAACAGAATTGAAAGTAAGAACGAGCCAAGGGCTTGCATTCTTAGGAGCTGTACTACGTGAGCCCGGTATTATCATATCTTCTACTTCTTGGTACCATACCCATCTGCCGTTTTCTAGTTTCACGCACGTATAAACTTCGACATCATCAGTATGACTACCATTTGTTTCGTCGATGCCCGTGTTGGGTGTCTTGACCGGAAGGTCGTAACCGATTACGTCTCGACTTATCAATTCCTTTGTAACTATTTCTAGGACGTTACCATTTCCATCTCTATTAACGACATACCTTGTAAGCGGATAGTTTTTAATACCATCTTTACCCATAAATAAGAGTGCGTTACCACCAACAATTAAATGTTTAAGTGCTTGGTGTATAACAACTCTGTCATTTGATGCAGCAATATAGTCCATGACCATTCGCTCCATCTTTGATAAAGATAGCTCCATTTCAGACATTGCTTCTGGAGGTAAATCTTCACCTAACTTATCTTCTCTTACCTGTAGCTTAAAGAAGGTAGATTGTGGCGGTAGAATTGCAAGCATTAATTTTGCTGCAAGTCCTACCACACACTTACTACCTACGGACTGCCACGGAATATTTAAAGTTTCGTGTGTTGGTCTTGAAGATGTGTCGTCTTGAATTAAATAAGGTAACGTGAGTTTTGAACAATCAACGGCTTTGTCTAGGAATTGTCGTCGATCTGTTGCCAGTTGATTGTATCTCTCACGGGCTAACATTATGGGTTAAGTCCTCCAGTACCAGTTCCTCCGGTACTACCTGTATTTACTTTAGGATTTAATTTAATCCTTAATGATCCTGTACCTTTTGAGTACTGGTTTTTATTTTTATTACCACGGTCATCCTTTGCTCTCTTTACCTGTGGGTTCACGTCCTTCACTATTGGATCAGGAGGTGGTGCCGTTGGAGTTGGAGGTAATGGGGGTGGTGGAGCTGGGGGTAATGGTGGTGGGGTTGGCGCAGAGCCTCCTCCTAAACACATTAGATTTCGTCCTCTTCTATTGATTTAATAAAGTCAATTACGCTGGCTTGTCCAGCCCTATACATAATTGATTCGATTGGTTCTTTTGGGTGAATTGGTTTCCACCCGAAGTTTTGATCTAACTTTTTTAATAACTCATCAAGTCTATCGTTGTGAAGCTTAAGAGTATTGAGGGAGATTGACATTCGAGTGTTCAAAAAATGCAGGCATTCTAGCTGCCTTGGTCTGAGAAAATTCTGGTGCTTTGCCTTCGTACATAAGTCTGTCACTAGCATCGAGCCAAAATTTTTTGTCCAAATATTTATCGGAACTTTGTTTTAAAGGTTGCATCACCCAGTTAATAGTTGCCTTTCTTAATTTGTCTAAAGACTGACTAGGTTTAAGTCCTAGCTCTGCACATACAAGAGAGTTAGCAGCGACATGCACTTGCTCATCTCTAGATATATCTGCTGATACTGTTCTTAATCCTGCGTCACCACAGAACCTAAAGAATGGTAGTAGTACAAAAAAGATTGATCTTTCTGCTACTAATGCTTTAAGTATTGTGTGATCTGGATGTTCTTCCCACGCTGCACGTAAGCGTAATGCTTCGGCTTCGGCTTTTTCATCTACGCCTAGTGCGTTGGTGATGTAGCCAAGTGCAAGATCATGTTTGATCTCATCCTTAACGTTTGACTCTAGAAGTGCTCTAGCAGAGTCGGGAACATTTTTATCAAGTGCCTCTGTAATAAAGCTGCCGACTGGTAGCTCCATATGGCGTATTGCAAGGCAACGGTAGATGGTTTCTTCTGCACCTTCTTTTAATTTTCCTTTAGATGTTTGTACGGGTGTCCAAGATCGTTTCCGGGACAGTAGTTTTATATAGGGGTTCATTGTTGACAGTCACAAGCTATTTCATCTGGTTTATTACTCATAATGTCTGCTAAGTAAGCGTCAACATCAGTCTGATCTAGTGCTGCGTAAGCATCTGTCTTATCCTGAGTGTCATTCATTACTTGCAAGGCATAATATAGAGAAGTTTGTGGTGAGTTTAACCACTCTTCTATAAAAGCCTCATCGTAAGTCACCATGTCGCTCCAAGAGTTGAAGCTATAGCCATGAAGCAATTCTGTTTTGTCTAGCATAATCATTATCTGATCTGCTACCTTTTTATAACTCTCCCATCCGACTTCAGATGCGATCTCTACATTTCCATAATTCACTTGCTCGACACCAAATTCACCTGAGTCTCTATCAACTACTCTGCTGATAGGAGGTGCAATTTCTGGTGTAGCAGTAAAGCCATTAAGATCTCTACTCCTATAAGAACAACTAGCGGTTGGAGCAATAGCAAATGCCCGTTCCATATTGTTCTCTCGTGCTATGTTAGCTGCATTTTCTATGCCCAGAAATAGTTCGCGAGCAGCTAATCCTGCGTAACCATCGTAACTCCCACCATTATTAATGGCTTCAAGAGCTTCGCCAAACTGGGCATATGTAATTTTATTGTTGGCTAAGAAGTTGGCTAAGCCAAGCATTCCTAGTCCTACTTGTCTGTCGACCTCTGGTGCTAGATACTCTCCAGATTCACCAACACCTGTTTTGCCATGGAGATCGCACAGTTCCGACATACCTTTAGCGAAAGCTGGTCGGATGTCGCCGATACGACAGGCTGAAAGATTGATATGTTGGAGGAGGCATGTTCCACGTGAGGGCAAATAAACCTCCAAGCAAACGTTCGACCTGATTCTTTTTCCTTTTCTGTCATGTTTTATTTTGTTTAACCAGATGTCTCCCCTAGCAATTCCTCGTATAATTGCTTCCTTTGTTTCAGGTGAGGAACTAAACCATCTTTCGCTGGTGAGGTCCACACATCTTTTAACCCATGGGAGCTCGGCTCTTTCCGCGAACACGAACTCAAGAATATCGGGGTGGTCAATATCAAGGTGAAGAACGCACGCACCATTGCGGTACGTCCCACCGCGTCTAAGTATTTCATTTAATGTTGAGTAGATTTTTCCGAATGAGACTGGTCCACTTGCAACAAGTGAATCAGGTCCTTTATTTGTAGTTGTTCCTCTCGGTCTAAGGTCCGACAGGTGGACCGCAACTCCTGCTCCAAATCGCAGAGCATGCGACACAAATCTCCAGCTTGCTTCGATTCCATTTGGTCCTTCCATGCTGTCATCGACATTAAATATCGTGCAGCTCACGGGTAGACGATCTTGTGGATTATCAATCCATGCTTGGACTCGACCAGTCCTAGCTATCCAATTGGGTTCTATTTTCGATTTCATTGAGTAAATAATGGGCAGCTTTTTTTAAGTCTTTTAAGTCGTTGTCTTTATATCCAGCACGACATATATATTTGATTACATTTCCAAGGTGATAGTTCAGGGACTGGTCTCTAATAAAATCCCATACCTCTATGTTCCCTCTCTGGTAGTAGTCAGGACCTTCGTTTTTTTGCTTCATGTAAGAGTGGTGCAATTAAATTATTTAATTTGAAAACCTGTTCTTGTAGCCTCATGTACAGTTCCATCATTGTCTCTTTATCTATTTCATACAGAGCCAATTGAATCTCCCTCATTTCCAGATCCTGATGGAGGGTTAATTTCGTACTGTCCCAAAGGCTGCCAGAGGATTGGTTCTCTTTTTTCATGGTCGTAGTCGTTAGTAGTTAAAATTCTTGCTAGTTGTGCATTAATTAATGCGTCTTGTTCAGTCAGTTCTTTTTCTACAAAGGTTTCAACGACTGCTTTCCATGTATATCCTTTTTCATTAAAGATTTTCTCTGCTTTCTTGACTCCGATACCCGGGACACCCGAGTAACCATCAGTGTTATCTCCTGCCATAGTCTGGATGAGATGCCATCTTGCTCCTTCATCTGGTGTAATCTCCACAGTTTCTTTAAAGTCGTATAGCTTTCCGGGTATCTGTCTCATGTCTTTGTCAGGAGAGACAATAATATTTCCGGGGTACTTAGTTGCATAGATACCTAGCGCATCGTCTGCTTCAAGTGTATCCTTGAGAATAACTTTATAATTTTTCTTTAATTCCTGTATGACACGTTTAAATCCACAGGGCTTTTTTCGTTGTCGATGACCCTTGTATTCGGGCAGAATTTTTTTCCTAAAATTATTAGGACTTGTAAAAAACAATATCAATTCATCATCAAACGAACCTAATTCATTACGGATTCTGTCTAAATCTCTATTTACGCATTTCATTGCATCTGAGAAGTTAGAAGTGACAACTATTACGTCATCTCCAAAATCCATTTCTGTTTCTGCTGCTGCACAGCATTTGTAGACTATATAGTCGCAATCAATTAATAATTTCATATCTAATGTACGTCAGCCCATGTCAATCCTTCTTTTGCTTCTGCTGCAATGGGACAACGTAATTGGTAATATTCTCCAGCTAATCTTGCTGAATCTTCTAGTATGCTTTTTACGCCAAAAGCTTCGTATGGTCTGCACTCAAATTGCAATTCGTCGTGAACGAACGCCAGTTGATGTGTGTGAAACTTTTTTAGTCCAGCATTTGCTATGACCATCCAACGTTTCGCGATAATACCAGCCGAGCATTGAAGTAAATAATTTAAGGCTTTGTGTGGGCTATCGACCAAGACTCTTCGTCCGTCAATTGCCAACAACCACCCATTAGTAGCCTTATTTGAAACCGCTCGAAGTAAGTCGGATAATCCTTCGATTGCAGATACGTAAGCCTCTCTAATCTCTTGTCCCTTTTTACGGGCTTCCTTGGGTTGTAAAGTGTTATCATAACTCATACCTAATTTTTCATTTCCAGCCCCGTACAAGAAGGCATAAGATACAGTCTTGACTTGGCGTCTGGATATTCCTATTTTGTCTGCATTAACTTGATGTATATCATCGTTTAGTAGTATGTCGGCATATCGACCCCCGTCATACCGTCCTAAATAGTGGGCAAGCATGCGAAGTTCGATTCCGCTTAAATCTGCGCCTACCATTGTCATTCTTGGACTAGCAGTAAATAGTTCTCTAAATTCTTTATCAGCAGGACACTGAGCAAGGTTCGGTTTACGATGAGCACATCTAAATGTGTTCGTAGAAACTGAACAATGGTGATGAATCCTACCTTTATTCGTAACAAGCCTGTTCCATGCGTTCACGCCTTCGGATATCATTCCAAGCTTTTTCTTTATCGTCAAACAGTTCGCACATTGTCTCGAGAAGGGAATATCTATCTCCATCAATGTAATCTCGTCGATAATTGGTTTCCCAGTCGTGGTGGTCTTGTTCAATTTGACTTTGAAATGAGTCGTCAGAATCCATGCTATGTGGTCTCGTGATGTTGGGTTAAACTCCTTTATTCGTTGTATTTCACATCCTGCTCTGTATCCTTGTGTTGCGTTATCTCGTTTAGGAGTGAACAACGGTCCTGCAACGTAAGGGAATTGTCGTCGAAGTATTTCAATAGTGTCTTCCATCTCTTTTCTGAGAGATGACTCAAGTTGCTGAGCTTTTGATTCATTAAATGTCCATCCATGTATTTCTTGTTCAGTTAATATCTCAGCTACGCGATGCTCTAGCAAACACGCGTCATTAAGGGGCGGAAGTGTTCGCATAATTTCGTAGTAACGTTT